GCCGGGCATGACCCGCTCGACGCAACCAGGCCAGAGCCGGTACTGGGTGTCCGGCGTGCCATCGTAAAACACACTCGCGTAGCCGACGATCATGGGCGTCTCGGACTCGGGCATGGGCTTGCCGTCCGGGCCGTCGGCTCGTTTCGCCGTGCGGGTCTGCACGTGGGGCCGGCCGCGTTTCCCGATCAGGAGCATGTGTCGCATGGGATATCTCCAATCTCAGCCGATCATATCGGCCACGATCCGGCTGGGCAGTTCAGTTTCCAGTGTCGTCATGGCCGCGTCGATCGCCTCGACAAACGCCGCAGGCTTGGCGGTGCTGTAGATGCCATCGAGCGAGGCGCGGATGTCTTCGATGACGCGCACGGCCATCTGAGCCGTCTCCGTCCCGGCGTCGGCCCCGTTGAGGGCGCAGCGAATCTTCACCGGCAGGTCGAGAGTGCCGACCGTCGCCTCAATGTAACGATCATGCAGCGATTCGAGGAAGTCGGGGAACTTGGGCGAAGTCTTGGAAGTCTTGCGCGCCTGAGCGCCGATCCGCTTGACAATCCGCTCTACCGCCTCGGTGATGAGCGAGCGATGCAGCGCGTCCACAGCATCAGCGACGCATGGAAGTGAGCGTTTCGGCTTCGCGCCGGGTTGCTTCTCGGCGGGCGGATCGCCCGTGCCAACATCGCCGCTGGGGACATTCGACGTTCCGGGCGGTGGGTAAAGTTTTGAGCCCTCGCCATCCGGCATCGGGTTCATATTCTCCAACCCGCGTGCCTCATCAGCACGCATCCACGGGCCGCCCACTGCCTTCTGGTAGAACGCGCCGCGCGTGTTCATGTCGGCTCGAATCAGTGCCTGCCGGCGGAACTCGACCACATGGGTATCACGTCGCTTCTCGTCTTCGCTCAGCAGTTTGTCGCGGCATTCCTCCTCCCATGTGACGAAGATCGGGTCAATCGTATCGTCGAGGAATGATTGATTCTCCTGCTCCAACGAGTTATATGCGTTGCGCGTCTGGTCGCCGAGTTTGTGCGGCGGCACGCCCGTCCAGTTGGACACGTCGCGCACACCCTGCTGCGCCGCCTCGATCATCTGCGAGTCTCTCGCACTGATGGACAACGCCTTAGCCGTCAGCCCATCCTGTAGCACCGCCGACCTGCCCGCATTCTCGCCGCCGCTGTAGAGCCGATCCCACGAAATGCGTAACTTCTCGGCCGCCTCTGCGGTCAGTTTCACCGTCGGGGGAGCCTCGATCACCACACCCGGGAACGCCCCATTTCGGAATACCTTGCTCTGGTGCGTCACGATCGTCATACCCAGACCGAGGCTGTCGCGCGCGTACTCCAGAACCGAATAGCCGAGCAGACCGTCCCAGCCCAGCCCGCGAATGTGCAGCACTTGGTCCGCGCGGAGTGGGACATCCTTGCCGTTCGATGTGGTGACATAACCAAGAACACCGTCCACGCGCACTGGGTAGGTTCGCTCAGGATCGAGCGGGTATAAACCAAGCACACGCGCCGAGCCGTCGCGGTCGATGAAGGCGTACCCGTTGCCCTTGGTGATGCGATGGGCCGTCAGTGTCCGCTTAAAAACCTCTGCCGTCATCGTCGGGTTGGCCTTGTACCGCAGGATCGGGTAGGCCGGGTGATCTGTGGCGCGCTGCTTACCCTCGCCGTCGCGGGCGTAGACGTAGAGTGGGATCTTCGCCACCGTGTCCCCGAGCAGATTCACCGCCCGCCAGAACGCGGCGAGCGTCAGCGCCGTCTTACGATTCACGTTCGCGCCCGAGGCCGACGACCCCGCCCCGAGCGCTTCGTAGAACCACGCATCAGGGTTCGACAAACTGGTGCGCGGATTTTCCAGGCTGCGACGCTGCGGGAACAGACTGGTGATGATGCCCATCTCTCGGGTCCGATCTATGAGCGGCGAATGAGGATCACCCCCGCCGCCATTGCACACAAGGAGACGACGATCCAGGCCAGCGGAGTGTAGATCATCGCGCAGCCGTAGCCAAGTCCCGCCACGCCACCCAATACCAGCAGGTCGATCGCGTGCCCCTGCGCACGGCTGCGGGCGGGCAGCGCCTCGCCCCGCCGGACCTCGCCCGCCGACATCGCGCCATCGTCAGACTCGTCGCCCATTGCACACCCCTTGTCAGATCACCAGCAGATCGCCCGCCTCGTACACTGACACCTGAGTCGGCTCATCAACCATGAAGCACGCGAGCGCCATGATTGCCGCCACGCACCCGTCGATCTTCTGTGTATCGACCTCTTTCGCTGGGTAGCGGTTATCTTTTCGGTCCTGCATCCACATAAGATTGCCGACCATCCAGTCCATAACCGGGTTGCCGTCGTGCCTCCATTTGCCTTCCAGAATCGCCCGCTCAAAGCGTTTACTCGGCTCACTCATCGAGCCGTACCCCTGCCTGACTGCGACCATCTCGAAGCCGTGGCCCTGCAACTCGATCGCAGACTCGCTCGCGTTCCACGGGTCGTAGCCGCAGCGTTTGAAGCGGTACTTGTTCGCGTCGTCGATGAGACGCTGGCGGATGATGGGGAACTGGATCACACGGCCCGGAATACCCACCATGTGACCGTCTCGAATCCAGCGGGTGTAAGGGGCGATGTCGCGCCGCTCACGCTCCTCGGCGCCAACCTGCGGCACGAAGAAGAACGGGAATCCCGTGAACGAACCGTCCGCCTCGGGGAAGAGGTAATAGAGCGCGGCGATGTCCGTTGTCGTCGCCAGGTCCATACCGGTGTAGCACTCGCGCCCAGCGTAGTCCTCGAGGCGCGGCTTGGCAATCGCAGGCGGTCCACAGGCGTTCCAGTCCACCTCGTTGATCGCCTTCACGTCTGAGGTCGTCCAGATGTTCAGCCGGTATCGCTTGAAAATCGACTCGTCTGCCGGCGACTTGCGCGCCTGCTCGCACTCGGCCGCCATGTCGTCTTCGTCGAAGATCGCGCCGAGCGAGGGGTTCGCGGCCCGCCACGTCTCTGGTTGTGTCCAGTCGTCAGTCTCCGACGCGCCATAGATCAGCGCGAACACTGTGGGATCATCAGACTTGCCCTCGAGGATCGCTTTCGCCATCGAGTATTGTTCGAAGCCGATCGACTCACGGTTACTTCCAGCCGTGCTGATGCTGATGTGCAGCGGCTGCGCGCGGGCCGTGCCGGCGTAATAGAGCGTGTCCCACAGCAGCCGAAACTTCTGCGCGTGCAACTCATCGAACAGAACCGCGCTCGCGTCCAGGCCCTCGCCGCGAAACGCATCTGATGAAAGCACCCGCCAATACGAGGACGTGGTTGGATAGTACAGACGCTTCTGCGACCGGATGATCTGGATGTGCGACGAGAGGTACCTGTCTTTCTCCGCCATGTTCGCAGCCTCGTCGAATACGAGGCCCGCCTGCGCGCGGTCAGACGCAGCCGAAAACACGTGCGCGCCGGCCTCGCCGTCCATCGTCAGGTGATACAGACCTAGTGCCGAGACGATCGTACTCTTCCCGTTCTTTTTGGGAATCCAGATCGAGGCGCGACGGAAGCGGCGGCGAAGTCTCATGACGCCGCCGCGCTCGAGCGGCTTGGCGCTCATCCACCCGTACAGCGGCATGATGAGCCGCTCACGCTGCCACTCCAGTGGGACGAACATCTCGCCGGGGAACCGGCCCTTGCTGTGCCGGCAGAACTTCGACATGAAGTCCACGACACGCTGGCCGGCCTCGGCGCAGAACGTACACCCCTCAGCAACGGCCCGCTTGTCAGCCTCCGTCTCGATGCGGCCATGCCAGCCGGCGCGCTTGGCGCGCTGGTAGTTGCGATCGAATTGTACGAGGTCATAGGCCATCGTCACTCAGGCGCAGGGGTTGGGGCGGGTCCGCGTTTACCCATGATCAGCCTCACTGGTTTCTGGTTCTAATACCTTGCGTTCCTTGCGGTATCGTTCATCAATAATCTTTGGCACGGCCTGCGACCATTTCACGTGATGGTGTAGCCGCTGATGCTTCTCGCCCATCAGTCGAATGGTTACTGATGCAGGTGCAAGCAGCACAGAGTAGAACGATTTGATATAGGTTCCGAACTCTCGGTATATATCCGTGCATCCTCCGGCCGCCTCTTGCGTAGCCGCCTGCCATATACGAATCATCGGCATTGTGAAGCAAACGGCCCCGCGTTGACCATACTCTAGCGATAGGTTCACATCATCATTGACACGGCCGCGAAAGGTCGGAGAGTCGTTCACCCTAAAGAAAAAGGTATTCATCGCCTTGCGTAACAACGGGGTCGTAAACCCCTTTTCATAAATCGGGTTGCCGGCCCCGCCTATGAAATCGCCGCCCTGCGCGAATGCAAGCGTTAACACCTGTGGAGCCGATTCCATAAACCGAAGGACCGACTCGAATACCCGATCAAGATGCGTAATCATAATTTCGCGACTGAGGTAATGCCGCGAACTGTCCATTTTGAATCCCCATTGTGTGTAGTCATCGTCCAGTTGCACCATCCATTTCAGTCCCATGTCGCGCGCAATCCGAAACACCTCGTTCCTGGCAAACACGACCGAGTTGTGCTTGCCGTAGTTGTCGCAGGCATCGGTCCGTGATACCGCCGCCTTCTTGTCGAACACGACTACCTCGCCAGGAAAGTTGGCCTCGTACTGTTTCCGCTGTTGATCCAGGTCGTCGATTAGCACAACGATTCGGCCTGTATATCCACCGCGTCTTAGGCTGTGGTATGTCGGGCAGTTGTTGGCCCGTCCATGCGTCAGGATGAATGCAGCGAAGTCAGTTCGCATCACTCTTGCTCCTGTTCTCCTCATACAGATCAGCCATCGTCTCATTTAGTCGAACGAACCCATCCTGAATGGCCCGATCAAAGTCGATGATGACCAGCGCGCTTTGCTCCATCAACTCCTGCGTGTCCGCGTCCGCATGAGCGTACCAATCGGCGATCTGCTCGTAGTTGAAAACAGTATGCCTGTACGCGGCAGCGATCAGGAATTGCTGCTGATCGTTCGGAATGCCGCTGCTCTTGATTGCCGCGATCAGCCGCTCCGTCTTTCCCACGTCATATAACTGTGATAATTCCGGTCGGTCTCCTCGCACCTCATATGGAGGGACGCTAACCTTTTGGGTGTATGGGTTGGCCTCGCTGTCGCCGACGACTCCAGAGGACAGACCCGCCAACTCGTCCTCATCAAACCCCAGCACCTTGATATCCAAATCCGTCAACCGCAGGTCCGCGATCTCCTCCGCCAGCAGCGGCATGTCCCACTCGCTCAGCGTTGCGCTCTGGTTGTCGGCGATGCGATACGCCTTGGCGCGCTCCGGCGTCAGGTCCGCGACGTGGACCGGAACCTCCGCCATGCCGAGTTTGATCGCCGCCTTCAATCGCGTATGGCCGACGATCAGTACCCCCTCGCGGTCAACCACCAGCGGCTGTCGCCAGCCGAACTCGGTCAGGCTGCGCGCCACGGCGTCAACCCCAGAATCGTTGCGGCGAGGGTTCTTTTCGTAGGGGAGGACGCGGGCGATGGGCCAGGTCTCGACGTGCATCATCAGCGTGCTGCCTTGCCGCTTCGCCATCACGCGCCCCCGATCTTGCCCACCACGCTGGAATAGTTCTCACGCTGCATCTGCTCGAACGGGTCAAGTTCACGGTCCGCCTCAGCGCCGCCGCCGGCATGGATCGACGCACGAGCCGCCGGGGTCAAGCCAAACTCGCCCTCCAGTCGCGTGAGTTGGGTCGCCAACTTATGCGCGATGCTCACCTGCGGGTACTGTTGGATGTACGTCGGCTTGCCTTCCTCATCACGCAGAACGTACGTGTCGCCCTTCTCTTCGATGAACTTCCGCATCCTGATCCACCACGACCACACGTCGCAGTAACGAGCCAGGGCGCCTCGATCGATCCGCGCCAGCACACCCATCTGCCGCAGCAGCGGGACCAGCTCCCGCCACTTCACACGCGCGCCAGCGTCGAGCCATGCCGGCGGCGATGGAGGCGGGACCTTGCGCGCCATCTCAGTCGCCTCTGGTCGCGGATGAACGTTAAGGCGACGCAGGCCGGGGTTGCCGCGCAGTGCCTTGATGGCGTTTGGAATTGGTCGAGGTCCGCGTCTACCCATGATTGTTTACCCCTTATGTCAAAACCTGCAAATATTCCTGCGCGTG